CAGCATCATCTATTACAATATTCTTAATATGTTTATAAGCTGGATTTTCATCTACTGCTTTAATTAATGTTTCAACCACAAAAGAATCACTTGTTTTATAGTGATTCTTACCCTCACTTAACTTTCCTACTGGATAAGATTTGTCTGCATTAGGTGTAGGAAGTGGTTTACCACTAACATTAATCAAAAGTGTTTCTTTAGGATTAAGTCCTATAATTTCTATATCATCCTTCTTAAAAGGATATAGACTAGTACTTTTACCTGTTCCTGTTTTTCCTACTACGGCAATAAGTTGAGCCAATTTGTTAAATGTTTATTTAGTTAATAATTTATTTTCTAAAAATGCTCTATATTCTATAGCTTCTTCTTTTGTTTTAAAACTTTTATCATATACAACTTTATTAATTGTTAATCTTACTCTCCAATTATTATTAAGGGGATTAAAATTAACACCTACGTGTTCTAAATTATCTCGTCTATTACTAGCTTGAGTATGTATTGTAGCCCATCTACAATTTTGTTTAGAATAATTTCCATTATTATCTATTCTATCTAAACTAGTATTTTCTGGTTTTTCTCCCATATCATTACAAAAATTATTAAATCCACGAAGACCTAACCATTCATCACATACTTTTATACCTCGACCTCCATAATTTTTATAAGCAGGATTAGATTTAACAGTACATCTTGATTTCATTAAATGATATGTAGCGTATAAAGGATGATTTTTTCTATCTTCTCCTTTTACTTGATGTACTATTTCTGTATTCCCATATTTTTTATAACGAGCATAATGTTTTTGACAATATCCTAATGTAAATCTTTTTTGTCCATTAGGTCTGATATAATCAATGTTTTCACACTCTTTTACTCTACATTTTTTTAATATATCAGCCATATTTTAATTATCTGTTTTAAATGTTCCTAATTTAATTGGGCCTTTTTTAACAGGTTCTTTCTTTTCTTCTTTTATAACTCCTTTCTCTGTTAGGTATTTAATATAATCTCTATCTGATTGAAATTCTTCTGGTCTAGGTAATTCTTCAAATGTACCTATTCCACCTCTAAATAACATACCTATTTTCTTATTAGGAGAAGTATAACGAGACTTTAATAATTTAATACTACGATATGTATCTTTAAAAATAGTAATATTATAACCACTATGTTCATTTATTTCATATCTATCAGGAGCAAATAAACCTATTACTTCTGTTGCTTCACGTTGAGTAGTTTTACAATCACCAAGGCCATCGAGACTAGGTTCTAATTTAGAGTTAATTGCTTTACCACTCATATCATGTTCAACTCTCTCTTTGTCAGAACTTTGCTGTTGAATTACTACAAGATGACATTGATAATAGTTTTTTAGTGTTAAAGCATAATCAGCACTAAACTTAATCATAGCACTACGTAAATCAGGTAGATTTTTCTCTGTAGCAAGAAGATTAATTTGGTCTAATATAGGTATTACAAAAATATTATTATCATCATAATCCCAAAATTTCATTTCATAACCTTCATCATCTAATTTTACAGATTCTTTACCTTTTACAGATTGATTAATAATTTCCTTAACTTTTTTAAATATACCATAAGGATTATGAATATCACTATAAATTCTTACGCTTTTATAAAAAAACTTTATCCAATCATCATATTTTTTAAGTTTGTCTATAATATCTTGATTAATTCTAACTTCTTCTCCTTTAGCATGAATAGAAAGTAATTCTCTATAAGAAATTTCAATACCATAATCTCTATATAAAAATGAACATAATATATCTGCTAAATATTCCTCTGCTGAAAGTTCTAATGAGAATATAGGAATAATAACTTTTATCTCTGGATGCTCCTTGATAAAATCTAATACATTTACAACATATAAGGCTCTAACTAGTTTGCTCTTACCCACTCCTGATGAAGCTGTAACAATAGTATAAGAAGATTTTACTATTCCTGGAACAAATTTAGAAAATCTATCAAATCCAATAGGAATAAAATTAAAACCTCCTTTTAAATGATTTTGATAATTATCTTCTATATTCTTAATTAGTCTCTCATATATCATCTGGAAATAGATTTAGCTCTGTTTTATGCTTATCTTCATACATTACAGCAATACCTTCAAATGCTTTAAAATAAGATTCTATATTATATGGAGCACAAGTACTATCATTATCATTAAGATATAATTTAGTAATTTCCATAAATCTAGCAAACAATATATTATTATTACCTTTAATAATATATGTTTTAAACATTTGAATCAATTCATCCTTGCTATTCTTACCCCAAACAGAATATTTCTTATTTTCTACTTTAACTTGTTTAGGATAAATACTAATAAATTCCTCAAAAGCTTCTTCTACATCTGTAATATAAAAATGTCGAAGAAATTGTTCTGTGATTCTTACTTCATTGAGTCTAATTTCATAATTTTGTGTCCATATTTCTACAAATCCTAATCGCTCTAAATCTTTAAGTCTTTTAGACCAATCATTCTTTTTAAATCTTTCTTGATAACGCTCTGATAATTGAGCAAACTCAATAAGATTAATATTCTTTGGAATTTTTAGAATATCATTACTATAATTACCTTGATTAATCATAATACGATATAATAACCAAAAGTCTTCCATTTCAATTTCTAGTTCATCCAGAAATGATGCTATTTTAAAGGGTTCTATCATTTTTTACATATTTAATAAGTCTTGTTCTAATTTGTTTTGATTGATTGGGTCATTAATTATCATTTCTCTTTTAGGATGACTTCTATTAAATATACAAGTTATATCAGTTAATTCATAAAAGAAAGTAGCTTTATTTCTATCTACAAATAAAGGTTTAATACCTTTTATTATCTTTAGTTTCTTTCTTTTATAAGGACTTAATCTAATTTCATTATATAGATTTTTAAAATCATTTTTATTTAGTTGAACCTCAATGATATTTTCATGTAGTCTATCATTAATATTAATAAACTCATAATTAAGCTCTCCTAAGAATTTAAGTGCTTTATTATAATTGTTTCTTATTATTATTAGGTCTTCATACTTCATTTTAGTTGTTCGATTAATTGTTCTAAAGTTATTACTTCATAAATTTGATTCTTTAAAGAATTTTGTAACCAAACTTCTTCTTGACTTTCTATTAATTGACCTCCTAAAGTAAAACTAGCTATTACAAAATTAGCCATAATAGGTGCTTTATTAGGATTTTCTTCATCAAAACGAATTACTCTACCAAGTTGTTGTACTAAATCTAAATCATTACTTGTAAAAGCAACTCTTAGAGCAATTTGACAACTCTTAATGTCAAATCCTTCTTTTAATGAATCAATAGATACAAGAAATGGTTTTTGATTATTATAAAAAGATTCTAAAACTTTATCTTTCTCCGTTTTACCATCCTTATCTTTCCTAATGGAAAGTTTACTATGATATGCTATACTTCTAGGATTATCTTTAACTAATTTATCAGCAAAATCAATTGTTTTACAAAAAACTAATACTCTTTCATTCAATACTTCAAGAACTTTAATAGTAGCTTCATATTTAGATTGAGCATTTTGTATAATTTGTTTTCTTTCAGTAAGTGCTTTATTCCATTTCAATAACATTCCAAAGATAGCTCCTTCTTGTTGGTCTAATTCTTTTGCTAACCATTTTCTTTTACTTTCATGTTGTTTACCAATATAATCATAAGGAGAATATACTTTAACAGCAGCAAAATAAGCAGAATACTTTTTGTGAATATCTTGTGCTTGAATATAGGCATTTTTCTCTCTTAATGTTAATTCAAGTGGAATATTATAAATTTTTGTAGGAGGAACTAAACCATTTTTAAATCCCCAATAAAGGCTAACTTGATATTTAACAACATCTTTATTCTTTTTAGCTAATTCTTTAATTAAGAATTTTTCATATTCTTCTTTAAGAGTAGCAGTAAGAAACAAAGAATAATCAAAGGAACTTTGCTCAATAGCAGTACTAAAATATTCACTATCATCATTCAAAGCTCTATGTACTTCATCAATGATTAATAAATCACAATGAGATGCTTTATTATTCATTGTATAAGAATTAATAATAAAGTATTCTATTTGTAGAAATGGATAATCTTGATATATAGCACTAAGTTGTTGTAACCAGCTATTTAATAAATGCTGTTTAGGCAAAACTATATGTACTTTGAGATTTGGTTTAACACTAGCTAATTTCTTAATCTGTTTTATACCTGTTATTGTTTTACCAAAACCAGTATAAAATTCTGCTATTTTATTAGGTTCTGTTTTAGAAACAAAATCATCTTGTACATAATTTTTTAAATCAATTCCTGTTAAATTACTATCTGGTGGTTTATAAGTTATCATTTTTTAGTTAATAGTTTGAACTCTTTTATATCCATAACTTTTAAATTATCTGTTTCTTTACTAGGATATTGAAAATCCCATTTACCATTTTTCTTTTTATTAAGATAAAGAATAAGATATATAGGTAAATTACTTGTGATTTCTCCACATAACATATCTAATATCTTACTCTTTATTCCAAATTCTTTTAGCTTATCTCTAAATAAGATTCTATCTTTTTGAGTTTCTGCTAATATTATAATATCATTCATAAAAATAGGCAATTTTAAAATCATCATTACTTTCATCAGTATCAAATTCAAATTCTCCTTCTGGTAAGTCATTAAATACTATTGCTGCTCTATATTGTAAATGACCATCAGAAGCTTGTCTAAAGATATATGTTTTAGCATCATCTATTCCTGCTCTTTTAAAGGTGATTTTATCCTTATCTACTTTTATTACAACAGGAGTTGCAAATAATTCACATGATGTACTAAATAAGTATCTCTGTCCTCTTTTATGAAAATTATGAAGTGTAATAGAAATACTATTATCTCTATTATGTATTCTAGGTTTATTCATAGTTTATAACATCAGTTGAAACTCTTTTCTTATGACGAGATATAATTTTTACTACAAGATAATCACTACCATTTTCCATAGCTCTTTTATTAGCTTCAATATTAGCTACATTTTTATCATGTGTTGCTGTTTCAGATATAATCTGAACAATACCATCTTTATCTTTAGCAACTAAATAAGCTGTTTTTTCAGTTTTTGTTTCTGTTTCTGTCATAATTTGTTTTTCTTTGAGTTAATCCTACTTGATAACCTAATATAAATCCTGTTATCATCAGGAGTGTAAATTCTAACATAATGTTTTTGAATATTTTCTTAGAAAACTTATAGCACCTTTATTAATATGAGTTGCTTTAATATAATCAGGAATTTTACTATATCCAAATTCCCAATCAAGATATAGTTTCTTATTCTTTAGTTTTAAGATTGCTTTCATTAGTTCCATTCATTATCACCATCATCATAATCTTCAATATTAGTAATATCAATATCTTCAATTTCAATTTCTTTAGGTTTATTAGCTTTTTCTATATTAGCTTCTGTAAGATAATATAATATATCACCTCTACTTTCTTGTGATAAAATATAATTCTTAATTTCCTGAATTGTGAATGTCTTTGCCATATTAAAATATGTTTAGTTGATTAATATCTTTATATTTTTGTTTTTGTTTTTTAGACCTTGTATCTTCAATTTCATTAATTAACTTTCTAGTTTCTTCTAAATAATAAGAATAGTCAACATTAATTGGAAATTCACTAGGTAATCTATTAATAATTTCAATATTATAACCTTTTACTATTTGACTAGTTGTACCTTTACCATACTGTTTAACTAATCTTTTATATGATTTAGCTACATAAAATCTAACAGTTCTTCCTATATCAGATTTAATAATCTTTTCACCATCAAAACTATTTAATATAAAAGTATCTCCTCTATTACATCTTTCTTTTAATGAAAATCTTCTTATATCTTGACAATTTTTAATATAATTAAGAGGGTCAGAACCATTAATAAAATAATCAATACAAGCAAGAACACTAATTTGATTAGAATAATCTTTATTATAAGGGTTTGGTACGCTATCTGATTTTAAATCAGGTACATAAGCACCTTTATATTTTATTTTACCTTCTTTTGTTTTAGCAAAATAATTATTTACATCTCTAATCCACATTTGCTCATAATCTACTTCTTCTAATGTTTTACCAAATTCTTTTTCCCATTGTTTGTAAGTTTGTTTAAATAGATTTACTTGTTCTCTATTAATGTAAACAGTAATACCATCAGTATTAGCTTGAATTACTTTACAATCTGGTATTTCAGATAACATTTCAAGTAATTTAACTAAAAAAAGCTGACCGTTAATTGTTACTTTAAAAGTACAAGCAATATCATAAAGCCAACTAAATATACTTTTAAAATTACCATATACAGCATTAAGACCTAATTTATAAGTATCTGATATACTTTTAGCTTCTTTATCAGATTTAATTAATGCTTTATTGTCTGTTCTCCATTTTACTAATCCAATAGCTGTTTTTAGAAACGCTTCTATATTAAGATGTTCAGGAACAGCTTTAAGAAATATATAAAGATTAGGATATAGACTAGCTACATCAATATCAATAATACAGTGAGTCTTATTTTCTTTAAATATACCTTTTAAACTACCATGAATACCACCTTTTTTAATATCTAATTCTAAATCATTTATAATAACTTTATAAGCTAATTTATGTTCTATATTTTCATTATCTTTTGCATCATTATAAATAACAAGACTTTTTAAAGTATTATAAAGGTTTTGTAAATGAGGTAATTTAAAAGCAAGTGGATATAATATATCTGATATTTTAACACTATCTCTATGAGTTCTTAATTTACTAACTTCATAAGGATTTTCTCCTGTTGTTTTACAATATTCTAATAAAAATAATTGTTCTCCGATTTTTGAATCAGACCAATTAATACAATCTAAATTAGTATTATTCTTAATTGATTGTCTTAATCTAATTTTATGAATAATTTTTAGAAAATATTGATATGTAGCATATACATCATTATAATTATATGATAGAATTTTCTCTTGTTGTTCTAATAAAAGAATTTCTTCATCATATTTATAAGGTATATCTTCAACGTTCTCTAATTCTAATACTATTTCAAGTTGTTTTAAAGATGTTCTTTTATTTTTATTATCAAAATGACTTATAGCAAATACATCAATTTGGTCAAATATAGGATTTCTAATTCTATTAAACTTAGGTGTTTCAGAATTAATTAATCTTTGTGATTCAAGGTATAGATGTTCATTTATCTTTCCTAATGGGGAATTACCTATTATAGTAAATAAATAATCTAACATAGGATAATCATAACTAAGATTATTAAATCCTATACCTTTAATACCAGAGTAACAAAAATCTCTATATTCCTCATAATCATTTTGGAATATAGAGATTATAAATACTTTTACTTCTTGTGTATCAATATTAAACCATGTAGAACAATGAAAGTTTTTAAACTGTTCTATGTCATAAACCCATATTTGTCTATTTTCCATTAGATTCTATCATCAATAGTCTGTTTGTAATCTAATTCTGCGAAGAAATCATTTAATTCTTCTTCTTGTTCTTCGCTAAGTTTTATCAAATCTTCTTTTTCAGGAAACAATGAGTCTTCTTGTTCAAATGTATCAGTTCCTAAAAACTGATTAAATAAACACATCCATAAAGGTTCGCTAAGAGTTGTTGTTACAATTCCTTTTAATTCAAATGTAGCCATATTTTAATTGTTTTTTCTTAAATATTCTGATATTGCATACCATCCACTGTCTTCTAATATAGAATAAAGTGGTTTATTAGTTTCTTTAGTACGAAACCATTTAAGACCCCATGAAATTCGTGTATCATGGAACTCTTCAAGTAGAACAATCATTTTATGAGTATCATGTAGATAGGTTACACCTATTACATTGTATGTATTATTTATAGCAATAGGTAAAGTACCTTTGCTCAAACAGTATTGTACTGCTTCATTAGGAACTTCATCTATACATACTACCTCTAAAGGCTCTTCAAATAAGATTGTACACATATAAAAATAGTTAAAAGACTACTCTGGTCAGTAGTCTTTGATTATCTTATCTTTTTTAGGTTTATTTGGAAATAAATCTAACCATATTAAATACAATCCTACACTTATTAAACCTCCTCCGATTATAAAAACTAAAACAGCAAATATTTT